CGGGGCCGCGACCGCGGCGGCCGTCGGGACGGCCGGGAGGTTGGGCAGGGGCAGGGCGGTGACGGTCACGGGCGGGTGGTTCCTTCCGGGGCGGTGCGGTGGCGGATGTGGGCGGCGCAACGGGTGATGCGGCCGGCGAGGGTGATCGCGTCGTCGGGCGTGTACGTGGGGTCGAGCTGCGGGGGCAGTTCGTCGAGCAGGGCCTCGCGGGTGCCGTCGGCCTCCGCGGCGCGCATGGCGCGGCCGTAGTCCGTGGCGGTCTCGCTGCTCGCGGCGAAATCGAGGGCGAGGACGCCGGCCGCGTGGGCGGCCAGCAGGCGGCCGACGGTTTCGGGGTCGGCCGCGTACGCGATGGCGAGGTCGTCGAGCAGGGGGTCGACGTGTTGGGCGAGGCTGAGGCGGACGGCCGTCCCGTCGTTGGTGAGCTGAGGCCGGATCACTTGCGGGCCTCCGGGGCGGTGTCGAGGCCGAGAGCGGCCGGCGCGGTCGGCTCGTCGGCGGTGAGTTCGCCGGTCCGGGCGTCGTACGTGCTGGCGACGTTCCAATCGGCGGCCGGGAACGCGCGGGTGAGCAGGCCGTACGCGGCGCGGTGGGCGTCGCGGTCGGCGCCGACGGGCCCGTTCGCGGAGTCGAGGACGACCCACGTGCGGCGGCGGCCGTCGCGGGTGACAGGGACGACGCGCACGCGGACGGTGCCCGGGGCGATCTGGTCGAGCTGTCGGGCGACGACCTCGACGAACTGCTCGCGGCGGCGGGCGGCGGCGGCGCCCGTGATCGCGTGGGCGGCCCGGGGGGCGCGGTTGTCGGTACCCTTGGGGGTGTTCATGATCGATGCCTTTCGGGGTGTCGTTCGAGAGGGGCCGTCCGGGTCGCATCCGGGCGGCCCTTTCGCGTGTTCAGGCGGCGGCGCGGTGCTCGACGGTGGGCGCCTGGTCGGCGCGCTGCTTCCGTTCGAGCCGGCGCAAGATCAGTTCGACGTCGGGGGCGAGCCGGCCGGCGGCGCGGTCGCGGTCCCGGCGTATCCGGGCGGCGTCGAGGACTTGACGGGCGTCGGCGAAAGCCTGCTCGCGGGAGATCACGGGGCCGTTCATGCGGCGGCCCGCTTGACGAGCTGGCCAGTGGAAACGCCGTAGTGCTCCTCAACAGCCGCGGCTACTACGGCACTTGGGGCGGTGTGTCCGTTCCACAGACGCCATGCGGTATTACGTGCAACCTTCAACCGGCGTGCCGTGTCTGACGGGGTGTGGTCCCCCGCCTCGCGGGCGGCGGTGACCAGTGCGGCGCGGTCGTACATACGGGCATCGTCCTTCCGTGGATGGTTCGTTCCATCCATGGATGGAACGCTAACACGATGGACGAGCGTTCGATACGGCATATGCATGCGGAGACGGATCTTCCAAAGCGCGTTGACACGCGGCATATGCCAGACAAGAATCGGTCACCTGTTCGAGCGTGCTGCCGCAGCTCAGGGGGGTGAACCGTGGCAAACGTGTGTGTTCCGGACCGCTTCAATCGATCGCGTGGCCGCGGCGCTTCACGCGCGCTATGTTCCATCCATGGAACGAACGAACCAACCAGGGAACGACCGGGCGACGCCCGAAGAATTCGCCGCATGGTTGAAAGAGCAGCTAGAACGCGCTGGCTATGACCTGCGACCTAGGGGCGGCGGGCAAACCCGCTTCGCACGAGATTCAGGCATCGCGCAAGCGTCCGTCAGTCGCATGTTGCGAGGCCAAGGGGCGCCAGAATCACGCGTTCTCGAAGCCATCGCCGGCACGCTCGGCCTGCCATTGGCCGAGGTGCTAGTCGCCGCGGGCATCCTCACCCGCGACGTACTGCAAGCGATCCGCCAACAGGGCCCGCGGACCGACCCACTGACACCGGAGGCAGCAGCCGAAGAACTGGGGATCACCGACCCCCAGAAAGTCGAGCTGTTCGTGTCCATGACCGAGACCCTGCGCAAACAACGCGCCGAGAACGGCGGGGGAAACGTCGCCGAGAACTAACCGCACGGAGGCAGAGCAGTGACGCACCGGTACATGCCCGTTTTCGCAATCTCCCTACTCATGGTGGGGCTGTCCACCGGCGTCATTGGACTACTCGGAAGCAACGACTACCTCTGGCAAGCAGGGCTGTTCTTAGTGCTCGCCGCCGTACCCCTGCTCGTCGTCCGCACCATTTACAAGTCTCAGCGCGTCTCGGCCGACCAGCTCGCCGACGCCGACCGCGCCGGCTACGTCCGCGCCCTCGACCACGTCGCGCGCGGCCTGCTCGACGTTCCCTCGCCCCGCGGTGGCAACCGCGCCGACCACGACGAGCGGGTCGCGGGCAACGTGATCACACTGCGCCCGCACCACAGGAGCCAACCCGAACGGAAGGCACAGTGACCAAGCTCGACATACCCGCAACCTTCCAAGGTTCGCCACCCGATGAGGACGGCGAACCGTGGCTCGCGTACATCCGCGTGAGCACGTGGAAAGAGGAGAAGATCAGTCCCGAGCTGCAACGGGACGCGATCAGTCAGTGGGCCAGGCGCACCGGGCGCCGCATCGTCGGATGGATCGAAGACCTCGACGTGTCCGGTCGCCACTTCAAGCGCAAAATCATGCAGTGCATCGAGCGCGTCGAGGCCGGCGAAGTACGCGGCGTCGCCGTCTGGCGATACTCCCGGTTCGGCCGCGACCGCACCGGCAACGCGATCAACCTCGCCAGACTGCAACAGGCCGGCGGTGAACTGGAGTCGGCGACCGAACCGGTCGACGCCTCGACCGCCATCGGTCGATTCCAGCGAGGCATGATCCTGGAATTCGCAGCGTTCGAGTCCGACCGCGCCGGCGAACAGTGGAAGGAGACGCACGACCACCGTCGCTACAAGCTGCACTTGCCCGCGCACGGTCGCCGGCGATTCGGCTACATCTGGCACCGCCGCTACGACGCTGCGACGGGCAAGGTCCAGAAGGAGCGATACGAGCCAGACCCGATCACGGGACCGGTCGCCGCCGACCTGTACCGCGACTACGTCGCCGGTCTCGGATTCGGCGTCCTGTGCGGGAAGCTGAACCGCGCCGGGCACCGCACCACACAAGGAAGGGTCTGGCAGACCGAAACCCTGTCGCGCTACATGGACAGCGGCTTTGCTGCCGGACTCCTGATCGTGCACAACCCAGAGTGCCGATGCCGGAAGACAGACGGGCACTGCATGAATCGCGTCTACATCCAAGGCGCCCAAGAGGAACTGATCGACTTCGACCTCTGGCAGAGCTACCGGCAACGACGAAAGGAGATCGCAGCGACCGCGCCGCGCTCCCGAACGGGCATCTACGAACTGACCAGCCTGGTCAAGTGCGCCGAATGCCGTCTGGGAACGAGCCTCAACACGGCCCGCCGCGAGGGGGGCAACCAACCGGGGTACAGCTACCGATGCAGCTTGCGCGCCAAGTCGGGAGCGACCGCATGCGGGGGCATCCTCATTCAGCGGCTCGACGTCGAGAAAGAGGTATTCAAGTGGTTGAAGGATGAGGCCGCCGCCGGCATTGACGCGGCCCCACCGAGCGAGAACTCGGCGCCCGAGCGCGACCTCGCCGCCGAGCAGGCCGCCAACATCACAGCGCGGGCCCGCGCACAGGCCGAGGTCGACAAGCAACGCTCAGCCCTCGCCCGACTCCGCGCCGACCATGCGGCGGACCCGGAGGACTTTGGGCCGGGCGAGTACGAAGAGGCCGCCGACCTGATCCGCAAGAAACGGGCCGAGGCACAGGCGTTACTCGACAGCATCCCGGAAGCGGAGCCCCTTCCAGACCGGGCCGAGTTTGTGCCCCTGGTCGTCGGGACGGTCGCGGAGTGGCGAACCCTCGAAACGCGCGAGCGGAACATGATGCTTCGGAAGCTGATCCGAAGAGTCGCCATCACCCGCAACGGTCCCGGGACCGAGAACCACAAGATCGAGGTACACCCTCTGTGGGAACCCGACCCCTGGCCGGCCCCGAAGCGGAAGACGCGGAAAGAGCCTACCGAGGGGTAGTGACATACCAAGCGGTATGTGCGCAGAATCTTCCCATTGTCGCAACGTTGCGATGGCGCCCTCGGGAGGACTGCTGTGTACAGCACGATGCAGGATGTACCGCTACTGATCAGCCGGATTCTGGAACACGGACGGACCATCCACGGACAGTCCACCGTGACAACATGGACCGGTGAGGCAGAACCCCAGCGCCGCACTTTCGCCGAGATCGGCAACCGCGCCGCACAGCTCGCCAACGCCCTACGCGATGACCTCGGAGTAACCGAGGGAAGTGTTTTGGGAACGTTGATGTGCGACAACATGGGTAAAACACTCGCGGCCTGACCTGGGAGAATGCGCGGCAGACAGGGAACGGCCCCGGTA